CCCTTAAACCTCCACAAAGGTTATTGTAACTGTTTTTAGATAACTTGTCAAGTGTCTGTAAAAGTGTTATACTATCTACATAATAGTGATAAAGACTTATGATCAGAACAGGCACTATGGCAAAACGAAAGAGGTCGGAACACTATGTCAACAATAAAGAGTTTCTCGCTGCTTTAATTAGATATCGTGAGGATGTTGAGATAGCAAGAATACAGGATAAACCAAAACCTGTGATACCTCGATACATTGGTGACTGTTTTCTAAAGATTGCCAATCATCTATCATTCAAACCAAACTTTGTAAACTACATGTTTAAGGAGGATATGATATCAGATGGAATCGAAAATTGCGTTCAATATATTCATAATTTTAATCCTGAGAAATCCAAGAATCCTTTTGCTTACTTTACGCAGATCATTCATTATGCGTTTCTCCGTAGGATACAAAGGGAAAAGAGACAACTTGAAATTAAAAATAAAATCTTAGAGAGATCTGGATACGATGAAGTCTTCTATGGTGATGACGGTGGAGAGGCTTCCGACTATAATCAAATTAAGGATGCGGTTCATTCTAAGTTAAGATATTAATGAAGATAGCAATTATTACTGATCAGCACTTTGGATGTCGTAAAAATTCAAAGCACTTTCATGATTACTTCCTAAAATTTTACAATGATATATTCTTTCCAACGATAGAGAAAGAGGGTATTACAACTATCGTGGATATGGGAGATACCTTTGATAGTCGTAAAGGAGTTGACTTCTCTTCTCTTGCATGGGCAAAGGATCATTACTTTGATCGTCTGCAGCAAATGGGATGTGAAGTTCATACCATAGTGGGAAACCATACTGCATATTACAAGAATACAAATGATGTAAATGCTGTTGATCTATTGTTGCGTGAGTATGAAAATATAAAGATATATTCAGAAGCGACGGACATAAAGATAGACAACTTAGATATCTTACTTATCCCATGGATTAATTGTGAGAATGAGAAGATGACACTTGATGCCATTGACAAATCAAAGTCAAGAATTGTCATGGGCCACCTTGAGTGTAAGGGATTTAGAATCCATCGTGGGTATATCATGGAACAAGGAACAGATATTAAGATATTTGATAAGTTTGAAAAAGTTTATTCTGGTCATTATCATACAAGATCTGATGATGGTAAGATCTTTTATCTAGGTAATCCATATGAAATGTATTGGAATGATTGCTACGATACTCGTGGGTTTCATCTCTTTGATACAGAAACACTAGAGCATACCCCTATTGATAATCCTTACAAAATGTTCTATAATATTTACTATGAGGATACAAGTCATCAAACATTCGATACTCGAAAGTATGATGATAAGATTGTAAAACTTATTGTGCGAAAGAAAACTGATCAAACTCAGTTTGAAAGATTTGTAGATAAGTTGTATAATTCAAATGTATTTGAACTCAAGATAGTTGAAAACTTTCAACTTATTGATAACGAAGATTTTGAGGCATTTGAATCAGAAAATACTCTATCTATCTTAAACAGATATGTGGAGGAATCTGAGATAGATCTTGAAAAATCTAGAATACAAAACATGATATCAGATGTTTATAGAGAGGCATGTGAATTAGTTTAATGTATATCCTAACAATCTATGGCAAAGAAAAGGAAGGAGCATACTCTGTTCAAAATGAGGATGGGGATCATGTGCTATATCTTTTTCAAGACAAAGACGATGCAAGTCGTTATGCTATGATGTTAGAAGAAGAATCCTATCCCGAAATGGCTGTCTTAGAGGTTGATCCTGATATGATGGCCAGTGTGTGCGAAACACATGGATATGAATATACTGTCATAACACCAAATGACATTGTAATACCACCGAGTAAATCTGACCCTAATGATTTTATTTGAAAAAATACGTTGGAAAAACTTTCTAAGCACTGGTAATCAATTTATTGAACTAGACTTTAATGCCAAGTCTACAATCCTAGTGTCTGGAGCAAATGGTGCAGGAAAGAGTACAGTATTAGATGCTCTTACATTTGTTTTATTTTCTAAACCATATCGTAAGATTAATAGATCACAACTTCTAAACTCAACTAATGAGAAAGATTGTAGAGTAGAGGTAGAGTTTTCTATAGGTAGTACAGATTGGAAAATAGTAAGAGGTATCAAACCAAATGTATTTGAGATTTGGAGAAATGGTAAATTATTAGATCAAAGATCATCTGTAAATGATCAACAGAAATGGCTGGAACAGAATGTGGTGAAGATGAACTATAAGTCTTTCACACAGATTGTAATACTAGGTAGCAGCACATTCATTCCATTCATGCAATTATCTGCACCTAATCGTAGAGATGTGATAGAGGATCTTTTAGATATCCGCATCTTTACTGCAATGAATGATGTTATCAAGAATAAGATTAGATTAGTTAGAGATGATATTAAGACCTTAGATCTAAAGAAAGAATCTTTGAATGATAAATTGGAGATGCAAGAAAATTATATTCGTGAGGTGGAGACTAGTAATAAACAAAGAATAAACAAAAAACAAGGTAAACTAGATGCACTTGCTGATGATATCTGTGTTTATACTATGGAGAATGAACGTTCTCAGGATCAAGTTCATGGTCTTACAGAGGATCAGGAGAAGTTGGGGTATGGATCAGATACTCTATCAAAACTTAATAACTATAAAGGCCAGATATCTAATAAGGTATCAACTCTTACAAAAGAGCATAAATTCTTCACAGATAATACGGTATGCCCAACATGCACCCAATCTATCGAAGAAGAATTTCGATTAAATAAGATTGACGACGTTCAAACTAGAGCAAAGGAGTTGCAATCTGGGTATCAGGAACTCGAAGATGCAATTAAAAAGGAACAAGAGCGAGAACGTCAATTTACTCAACTATCTAAGGAGATTACTAAACTAACGCATGGCATTTCTAAAAACAATACTCTCATCGCTAACAGTCAACGACAACAGCGAGATTTGGAAAGTGAAATTCAAACACTTACCAGCCAACTTGAAAACAGAAATACTGAGCATGGAAAGTTAGAAAAATTCAAGTCAACCTTACAGGAAACTTATGAAGCCTTAGCATCTAAAAAAGAAACAATTGAATACTACAACTTCACATATGAACTGTTGAAAGATGGTGGAGTTAAAACTAAAATCATCAAGAAGTATCTACCACTGATAAATCAGCAAGTAAACCGTTATCTACAGATGATGGATTTCTACATAAACTTTACTCTTGATGAGGAGTTTAATGAAACTATCGAGTCTCCCATACATGAGGATTTCTCTTACAGTTCATTCAGTGAAGGAGAAAAACAAAGAATCGACTTAGCACTTCTCTTTACATGGAGAGAGGTAGCCAAGTTCAAGAACTCAGTTGCAACTAACTTGATGATACTAGATGAAGTATTTGATAGTTCACTAGATGCAACAGGAACAGAGGAGTTTTTAAAGATCATTCGTTATGTAATCAAAGACGCGAATATCTTCATCATATCTCATAAGAGTGGATTGGAAGATAAGTTTGAAGATCACATCCGATTTGAAAAACACAAAGGATTTAGCAGGATTGTATCATGATTGGAATTGTAGGTAATGGATTTGTTGGTAATGCAGTTTATCAGAACTTCAGAGATAAAGTTGCATGCAAAGTTTATGACGTAGACAAGAATAGATCGTTAAATACATTAGAAGAAGTTATAAATCAAAACTTTATATTTGTTTGTCTACCAACTCCTATGAGGTATGGTGGAGAGTGTGATCTATCAATCTTAGATAACTTTTTTGAAGGATTGCCAGATCATATCACAGGAACGTTTGTAATCAAATCCACAGTGCCGATTGGAACAACAAAAAAATATTATGAAAGGCATA